TTAAAGTCCAAGTCCTTCAACCCACGCCGCAAGCTCCTGATGCCCGACGCTGCCCTTGAAAACCTTGCCGTCCATCAGCTTTGCGCCTTTGCAGCTCGGCGCAAGGCGTTCGTTCGTCTTGCCAATGTCGCTTCCGCCGGAGGTCGCAAACGGGATGATCGTCTTGCCGGTCAGGTCATAGCTCTCAAGGAACGTATTGATAATCGTCGGCGCAACATACCACCAGATCGGGAAGCCCACAAAGATGGTATCGTAGTCCTTCATGTTGTCCCGCTTGACGGCAATCTCAGGACGGGAGGCAGGATCGTTCATCTCAATCGTGCTGCGGGCTTTCTTGTCCATCCAGTCCAAATCAGCTTCCGTGTAAGGCACCTTCGGCTCAATTTCAAAGATGTCTGCGCCGATTGCCTCTGCCAGCGTCTCGGCAACCTTCGCGGTCACGCCGGACGCAGAAAAATATGCTACAAGTTTATTACTCATTGTGTTCTTCCTCATCAATCTTTTCATTTCCTTCATTCAGCATGAAGTATAGCAGAGCTTCCAGCAATGTTGCCATATAGTGAAGCGACCAGTTTTCTTCCGGCTCTTTTGCCATCTTATCAAGTACGGCTCGAAAAGCCGTGGTACGGTCAATCCTTGTTTCCTCATCAATGCGGTCAAGTATGCCCTTCATTTTCAGGGCGAGTTCTTTTTCCTCGTCAGAAAGCTCCGGTATGCCAAGTAGCTCAGATAGTTTCTTGTCCTGCATAATAGCATCGTATTCGATGTATGACTTGTGCTCGGCTAACATCAATTCTTCAAAGTAGTTGATAAAAATATGAACGCGGATGCCACCTTCTTCCTCCGGGGAGAAGCAGACGGTTTGCGATTTTTCTGCAATTTCTTTCAAAAAAGCAAGGTCTTCTGAGTCATCGAACTCCGCAAACGGAAGAAACATATTGATTTCCGCGTGCCAACGATGATAGTCCACGATTCCCTTGATAAACCCACGGTGTTGCTTGACAAAAGCATCACAGCGTTCCAGAAGATACTCGTAGTTCTTCTTGTCCTCCGGTACAATGATCTTTGGTATCTTGTCCATCGCTTCGGAGTACGCTTTCAGCATACCACCATTGACCGCACGGTCAAACACTTCATCGCACCATTTATCGTATTCGGCAGACTCGGTTTCCCGGTAATCCTTCTCAAAGATAATATCGTCCATTGCGTTACCCCTTTATGATTTTCTCAAGCTGCATTTTGGTCGCGTTAGGCAGACGTGATTGCAGATGTTTTAGGATACGTTCTTTAGATTCCTGCGGGTCTCAATGATATTACTCATTGCTCATACCTCTTCTTCCTCGATAATTCCGTAGTCAATCAGGACGTTCTCTTCGGCGTACTTCGGGTAGACAATACCCATCATCTCATACCGGTAACGCCTCACCCTGCGAAACGACTTAACCGGTTCCGGTGCATAGGCGGCAGTCTCGCAGTGCGCATACTCCGGCATTTCCGCAAGATCATCCCGAACGTCACGGATAAGCGCGTCTGCCACATCATCAATGCTTTTGCCGGTCTCCACGGCAACTAGTTCGTGCTTCCGGACCGCCTTGTCCAGATCACCGGGGGAGCGAAACAGCTTATATTTCATATCATTGCCCGTCCTTTCTCTCTATCGGTCTGTCTATTCTTCCTGAAATCTGTTCTTTAGGGACGCAATCATCGCTTGTGCGGCAATGCTTAGATACAAAACTCCAATTTCATAAATAAAGTCGCGGTCAATCTCGATAAAGCATTCTCTAATGTGTGTGAAGACCAGTTCCAGCAAGTCCCTGTACAGTGGATCATCAAAGGGCTTGAACCGTGCAAACTTGCTTTTGGCAGCGTCCCATGTCATGGACGCTTCGCCCTCAGCACTGGTCATCGCCTCGCAGAGAATCATGCTGATGCCCATTTTCCCGTTGCCGGTCAGAAGTTCTCCTTCGTAATAGCTGAGTAGGTCTTTCTTGCGTCGGAGCGGAACCATATCACAGTTGTCATCCAGTTCAAATGCAATCAGCTCCGCAATCAGTTCCCGCCAGACCGCATAACCGGCGTTAATGGTTCCGTTCTCTTCGCGGCTGATGGTATCGTCCATACAGTATTGCTCATAGAAGTTATCTCCGTCAAGCTCGTTGCGGATGCAGAAGATATGCGCCAGCTCATGCAGAAGAATGTGTTTTAACACTGCCGGATGACGCGCTATGTCTGTCCGCAGCAGGATTCCGTCAACGCCGTCTTCTTTGCCGATGAAGGCAGAGGCGTGAAAGTCAAAATAGCCGTCCTCTGTATAGCGGTCTTCCAGCCGGTCAGGGAAATACTGCTTGCAGAACTGCTCAAAAACTTCCTGCTGGTTTTCCGTCTGAAAGCAGCGCAGTACAAGGTTGTCCTCACTGAACTCTGCCCCCAAGCGTTCGTTAAAGATGGAAGCGGCATAGAAAAGGGCTTCTTTATAGTCGTCGTTGTTCATCTAATTACTATCCTTCATCCTCATTCACCCCTCCGGTCTGACATTTTTCAGGAAGTCAGAGTGCGGTACATAAGGCAAGTTGAGCTGCCAGCCCATGCGGTTCAGTTCGTTGAGCTTGATCAGCATCAGGTTAATGTTTGTTCCCATTGCAGCCGAGAGCTGCACCACATCGTAGTCCTGCTTCATCAGGTCAATCAGCTCATCATCGTCAATGATCAGGTGTGAGGCAAACGCATTCGCCTCATATTCGTGTTTTGTGCGCATATCGAACAGCACGAACTCCGGGAGCGGTTCGTTTCCTTTGGCAAGATCACGGTGAAAGGTATCATGCCCGATCTCGTGACCGCAAACCATTTGCATGATCAGATACTCCATGTTGGAGTTCAGAAGAATATGCCGCTCTTTATGGCGGTAGGTGTACATTCCGAGCAGATCGTTCAGATTGTCAAGAAAATGGAGATGAATGCCCAGCTCACGGGCAATCTTCAAGGTATCTCTTGTTCCACAGCTTTTGACAATACTGTTCGCCTTTTTGTATATTTCCTCGGAGCGAATTATCACGGGACCTTCACCCCTTTCATGTTGAAAACAGTCAAAGTAAATCCGTCAAGAAACCGAGACGTAGACAGTTATTCCTCTGCGTCCGTACCGGTCTTCTTGTATTTCTTCGGCGTGTATTTCTCAACATTCCGGGCTTTGGATTCCCAATATATATCCTGCAACGCCTTCATCACCGCATCCTTGTCCTGCTCGGACAGCGTACCGCCCGCAAACAAACCGGACATCCCTTCAATCAGGTCCTTTGCCTGTTTCATGCCACGGGAGCCGTACTGCTCGGATGCCTGAACCACAAACTCTTCGTCCTCGGTCAGCAGATAGTTCACATCCACCTTGAAGTATTCCGCGATTTTTCTGTAAGCGTCCTTGGTACGGGGAAAGGAAATGCCGTTCTCGTACCGGGTAATCATACGCCTGTTGATCCCCAGTGCATCGGCTACTTCCTGCTGGGTCAGCTTCCGCTTCTCCCGTTCAGCCTTGAATTTCTCTCCAAACGTCATTTTGGTAATCACTCCTGTTCACAAAAAGTTTGCGACATCAAATTGCGCAAGTCTATTGACAAAGGCACTTGAAGTGCGTATAATAATGACTGAGCAATCCAACTACTCATAGTATATCCTGAATTGCTCATCCTGTCAAGGGGCATGAGTAGTTGTACACGAAAAAGTTACATCTTTTGAGCAGTTCAAATGGACAGGCATTTATGCTGCCGAAGATCATCCGTACCGGCATACACCGGTATGAGGGAACAGGAGTGAGAAAAACAGAAATGGCTACACAGTACAGAAAAGCATACGTCCCGGTTACGCTGGATGTGGACAAGGAGGGGGCAATCCTCCCTCGCCTTATCTGGTGGGACAACGGTGTAATCTTTCAAATCGACCAGATTCTATACAAATGCCGCGCCACATCCAAAAAGGTTGGGGGCGGAGGCATCCGTTACACAGTTCAGATTCGCGGAAAGGAGTCATTTCTTTTCCACGAAGGAGACAAGTGGTTCGTCGAAGCAAAGGAGGACAACTGCTCATGATTTTATCCCAGCGCCAACTTGAAGAAATTGCAGCCTCAACAACGAAGGACTTCAACCGGTTCTTTTTCGGGGATGAGGCTGACAAGCCCGACCGATCAGCTTTGCCAACACCCATTGATCAGTTTGCAAAGAACTATCTCGGTCTTCGCGTATCATTCGCCCGTCTCTCGCCGGACGGAAGCATCTGCGGTGTCACTGCCTATGCCGACACTGAGTACAAGATCACGGAACTTGGTATTACGCGCACACTGGCTTTGAAGCGTAATCAGGTCATCTTGGACGAGAGCTTCATTCGATCCGGCAACGTGCAGCGGCTCTGCGCCAAGCGCAGATTTACCCTTGCCCACGAGTGCGCCCATCAGATTCTCTTCCAACTGGAATCGGAAGAGGTAAAGGCTTCCTGCGAAATGAAATATTCCGCACGGACAGCCTATACGCCGCGAGAGCTGAAAACCCGCGAGGACTGGAACGAGTGGCAAGCAAATGTCTTGGGCGCGGCGATCTTGCTTCCTCAAAAAGAGGTTGACCTGGCAATGTGTCAGTTTACAGAAACGCCGCTGAAAAACTACGAAGGGAGGTTTTCGTATCATGATCACTTAACGCTGCGTCTTTTCTGCCGGTTGTTCGGTGTCTCCAAGACAACGGCGTCTATCCGCCTTCGTCAGCTCGGCTACATGGTAGATCGTCCATTCAGTGAGTATGTTGACCCATTGGAGGTGTGGTAATGAAGAGAGCATCCATTCGGGTTCAGGAACCGACGCCGGAGCTGATCGAAAAAATCCGCAGGGCAAGAGTTGCCATTTCCCAGCAGAAGCCCCGATACCTGAAATGTCCGTATTGTCAGCACAATGCCATTGCTGTCTACGAGGACACGAGAGGTCATGTAGAAGCCAAGTGCAAGAAATGCGGGCGGATCACAGTCTTTGATGTGCTGAACATGAGAAGACTGCGCCCGCGTACCAAGTAAGAACCAGAGGACAAACCTCTGTTCTAAAATAAAATATATGTCATAGCTGAGCTGTGGAGCCGCCTGATAGGTGAAGTCATCCTAATGCCGCATGAGACAGAGTTTAATTACTCTGTTTTATCGGCATGGGATTCAAACCTCACCGTCATGCGGCTCTTTTTCTGTCTTCACCCTTCCCGCTGTTCCCGCGCAGCGGAAAGGATGAACAATGAAAATCCCTAAAACCCCTATCGCGTTCGATTACGACCTCTGGACTACGGAGGACGGCAAGTGCATGGTGCGCGTGAAACGAACCGGCGAAGTTTCCGAGGTTGACCGCAAGGTTATGAGAATCCTTCGCGCAGAGGAAAAGCGGATCAGACGCTCGTATGGCTCTGACAACACCTCTGAGGATGAGGACGGCGCAGAGAAAATTTCTGATACCGTGCTGTCCCTTGACGCTATGCCGGAGGACGATGTGAAGTCCGCTGCATGGCTGGCAGACTCCCGCGACTGCATGGAGGAACTGATCACCGCCCTCAAAGAGAAGGAGCTTCTTTCTATTCTGACCGAGAAGCAGCGCGAATTGTATCTTGCGATGACCCGTGAGGGGCTGACTCTTCGAGAGTTTGCCCGGAGGAAAGGCATCGGCATCAGAGCTGCATTTGACCTCAAAGCAGCGGTGCAGAAAAAATTTCAAAAAACTTTTTGAGCGGTACTCAACAAACGGCAAAAAGATGTCCGTTGTAAAGTGAAAGGGTCAATCAGACCACTTCGCTGTTCCTTGAAAACTGAATAGTTCAGTGCTGCGGATCTTTCCGCTTCTGCGAAGCAACACAGCTTCCGACGCCAAGACCTCCCGAAAGGGAGTGAGCGACCACCGGAGAGCTATAACAGTCGTGTGGTGCGGCTGCTTGCGACGATGCAGATGCCGGGTATAATGATACTTCCGTCTTTTCTTTGAAGGGGCGGCTCGGAGCGATCCTCGGAGGGGTGAGAGTCCCATGATACCGATTGACCATTGGTAGTCCGCAGCATTCCCGGAACTACAAAGTTCTTCTGGCAGGGGCGCGAGCTGCAAATATGCCGGACAATGAAACAAACCCAAAAGAAACTTACTATATAGTTTCAGGATGAAAACTATGTGGCAGGGTATCTTCACAAGATGCTCTGCCATATCCTTTTGTCCTGAATATTTTCACGAAACAGGAGGTGCTTAGAATATGATGGGCATTGAAACAATGAAAAGCGTCAGCCCGAAAACGGTTGACCGTAGCACACTCGTTCAAAGAAGCAGCATCCGGCTTGATCCTGCGGCATCGCAAGAAGTCAGACTGAGGGAGTTCATCAAGCAGATCAGAAATCCCTATTGTTATCTGGACGGGAAAACTGTGGTGAAGATCAGCTTTGCCGAGACGGACACGACAATGGAAGATTGTCTGGAACACTATCTGAGAGGTCTTTGATTTATGAACAGTCTGAATCTTTTCACCCGGTTCTATGGACAAGCGATTGAGCCTGTGGTATAATTTAATCGGTCAAAAAAAGAAGAAGACGGATTAAGCTGCTTGCCTTGATGGTCATGTGGCGTTTTCGTGTTCCTCTTCATAAGAGTTGAAGCAAGCCTTCGTCTTTCTGATTTGATGTACCACACCAAACAGAAAAACGGAGGTTATTTTTATGTCAGACAAGGTTTACCGCACGGCGATCTACTGCCGTCTGTCCCGTGAGGATGGAGACAAAGTAGAAAGCAACTCCATCGCCAGCCAGAGAGCCATCTGCGAGGACTATATCGCAAGACATGAGGATTTGGAGCTTGTCTGTGAGCCGTTTGTGGATGACGGTTACAGCGGCGTTTCCTTCAATCGTCCTCAGTTCAAAAAGCTGGAAGAGGCAATCCGCAAGGGTGCGCTTGACTGCATCGTGGTCAAGGATCTCAGCCGCTTCTCAAGAAACTACATCGACGGCGGACGCTACATTGAAAAGATTTTCCCGCAGCTCGGCATTCGCTTCATCGCAATCAATGATGCGTATGACAGTCTGACCGGTGATCCGCAGTCCGACTCCTTTGTTATCCCGTTCAAAAACCTGATTAACGATTCTTACTGCAAGGACATCTCCATGAAAATCCGAAGCAGTTTGGAAGTCAAGCAGAAGAGCGGTGAGTTCGTCGGTTCGTTCGCCCCTTACGGCTACATGAAATCGCCGGAGAACAAAAACCAGCTCATCGTGGATGAAGCGGTCAGCGAATATGTGCAGATGATCTTTTCCATGTACAAGGACGGCTTCTCCATCGGACGTATTGCAAAGCGTCTGAACCAGATGGGCGTCCTGTCTCCAATGGAATACAAGCATTCCGCCGGTGTGAAGTTCGACACCGTCTTCAAGACCGGCGATACCGCAAAATGGACATACAAAGCCGTCCAGCGTATTCTCACCAACGAGGTTTATATCGGCGTTCTGGCGCAAGGCAAGCGCGGCACTCCCAACTACAAAGTCCGCGTTGTGAAAAGCAAGGATGAATCCGAATGGGTCAAGGTTGAAAATGCGCATGAAGCTCTTGTCTCCTACGAGGACTTCATGGCAGTCAAGGTCATGATGCAGAGAGATATGCGCTGTTCACCCGATCAGGACGAGGCGCATCTGTTTTCCGGCTTCCTGTTCTGCGGAGACTGTCAGCAGCCAATGATCCGCAAGACCGTCCCGTCGAAGACGAAAAAGTATATCTACTACGTCTGTTCCACCAATAAGCACACCCGGACGTGCAGCCCGCACAGCATCGCCGCAAAAGAGGTTGAGGAAAAGGTCTTCCGTGCCATTCATGACCAAATTGAGCTTGTCATCAATCTGGAACACGCGCTTGCAATGATTGAGCGGCTTCCGTCTCAGAGTCGCAAGGCTTTCAATTACGAAGCCCAGATTGCCAAAATCGAGGAAGAGATTGAGCGGTATCAAAAGCTCAAGCTGGGGCTTTACGAGAACTTCATCGGCGGCGTCATTGATAAGTCGGAATACTTCGAGTTCCGCAAGAGTTACACCAAAATCATTGAGGACAAGCAGGACGCGCTTCTGCGGGTTAAAAAAGAAATGAAGCAGACGGTGACAACCGGTACGACTGAACGGAACTGGGTAACGCTTTTCAAGCAGTATGAAAACGTCGAAGAACTGAACCGCCGTGTGCTGATGTCGCTGGTTGACCGCATTCTGATTCACGAAAACCATGCAATCGAAATTGTCTTCAAGTACAAAGATGAATACCAGCAGACACTTGAATACGTTCTCGGTTATGCCGACGAACTGGATATTGCCGTATAAAGGAGGGATGAGCAAATGGCAAGAAAAAGCAGAAAACAAATTGCAGTCGAAGAGCCGGTTGTTGAATCTGTCTCTTCCGAGGTCTTCTCAACAGCCATCTATGCCCGTCTTTCCGTTGAAAACAGCGGCAAGTCTGAAAAGGTGGATGTCATCGCAAATCAGATTGAGATTTGCAAGTCCTACATTGCAGAGCGTCCCTATCTGAATCTGATAGATACCTATGTGGACAACGGACGAACGGGTACGGTTTTTGACAGACCGGAGTTCAACCGTCTGATGAACGACATCCGCACCGGCAGAATCAAGTGCCTTGTGGTTCGTGATCTCAGCCGGTTCGGGCGAGATTACATTGAGGCAGGAACCTATCTGGAACGGGTCTTTCCTCAGATCGGGCTTCGGTTTATCGCCATCAAAGAGAACTACGACAACTTTGATACGGACGGCTCCGGCGAAAGCCTTATCATCCCTCTGCAAAACATGATCAACACCCTCTACTCGAAGGACATCTCCCGCAAGGTTTCTACCGCGCTCAAGGCACAGATGGAAAGCGGAGAGTTCAAGAAGCGAAATCTCCCGTATGGTTATCGCTGGGATGAAGAACACAGCAATATGGTCTTCGATGAGGAAACCGCACCGATTGTCCGGAAGATTTTCCAATGGAAGATTGAAGGGCTGTCCCTTCCTGCGATTGCAGACCGGCTTGATGCAATGAACGCGCCCAATCCGGAATTTCAGAAGTATCAGGTCGGCGTCCGCACAGGCAATGCTACGGCAAAGAAGATTTGGAACAAGTCTTCACTCACTACCATTCTGGATAATCCCCATTACGTTGGAGATACCGTACTCGGACGAACGCTGAACGCCATCTACAAGGGTGTCAAAAATCAGCACATTGACCGCGAGGAATGGATTGTTTTTCCCAACACTCATGAGCCAATCATTTCCCGTGAGGACTTCCAGAAGGTGCGAGAGATGCGGGACGCCGCTGCAAAGACGAGAGTTGAGAAGATGGAGCGCACGGAAGAAATCCGCGCTACGCTGATCAATCTCTTTGAAGACAAAATCGTCTGTGCAGACTGCGGCAGAAAGCTCTACTTCCACCGCAAGCGCGTTGATAAACGCAAGGACGGCGCGTGGTATGCCTTCTATGAATGCAGCTCATCCGTCAAACGCGGTAATCTCTGTACGCCGCATTATACACGGCAGGATAAGCTCGAAGCCGATGTGCTTGCGGCGATCCAGCTTCAAGTCAAGGCGGCTCTCAATTACGACAAGCTGCTTGCCAAGCTGAGGAACAGCGAAGGCGAACGCAGCATCCGCGATCAGCAGAATGCGCTCATCACAAGCCTGAATCTGAAACTCACCGGTGTTTCAAAGAAACGTACCCGGCTCTACGAGGACTTCACGGAAGGCATTCTCGATGAAGAGGAATACGCCTTTGCCAAGAAAGCCTACGATGAGCAGTATGCCGACCTTTCCCGGCGGTTGGATGAAGCGGTTCAGCGGAAGGTCAAGTTTGCCGAAGCAATGTCCGAGGACAACAAGTGGCTTACGCTGATGAAATCCGTCAGCGGTGCAGCAAAACTCTCTCAGGATTTGGTTGACGAGTCCGTAGAGCTTGTGAAAGTCCATGAGGACGGCTCAATCGAGCTGGTCATGAAATACGGCGATATTTACGCTCTGACCGTTCAGAGTATCAAGGAAGTTCAGGAGGCGATGTAAATGAGCAAGGAATACAACATCGGCATCTACATCCGCCTCTCAATGGCTGATGAAGATACCGGCTATGGAAGCAAAGCGGAAAGTGACAGCATCGGCAACCAGCGTATGCTCATCAACCGCTTTCTTGACATTCATCCAGAGTTGTCTCGCTGTCAGCGGTCTGAGTTTGCGGATGACGGTTATACCGGCACGAACTTTCACCGTCCTCAGTTCACGCAGATGATGGAGAAGGTCAAGCGCGGCGAGATCGATCTGATCTGTGTCAAGGATTTTTCCCGCTTTTCTCGTGACTACATCGAAACGGGAAACTATCTGGAATGCACCTTTCCGTTCATGGGCGTCCGCTTTATTTCCATCAACGACGGCTATGACAGTGACGATTACAAAGGCACAACGGGCGGTCTGGAAGTGGTTATGCGCAGCATCATCTACGCGGCATACAGCAAAGACCTCTCCGTAAAGACCACATCGGCAAAAATCCAGATGATGAAACAGGGTAAGTATGTCGGCGGCTATGCTCCATACGGCTACGTCCTGCATCCCACCATTCGGAACAAACTTGCCGTAGACCCGGAGGCGGCTGATGTGATCCGTCGTATTTTCCGCGAGGCGCTGGAAGGCAGCAACACCTCTCAGATCGCCCGCAGCCTGAATGATGACGGCATCCCGACGCCGGGGCAATACTTCAAGAGCAAGCATCCCGACAAGAAGAAGTTCAGTAACATGAGCGAGAAAATCAGTTGGGAAACCGTGATGGTCTATAACATCCTCAAAAACCTTGTTTACACCGGAACGCTGGTCAGTCGCAAAATGAAGTCATGCGGTGTCGGCTCAAAAAAGCGTGTTGTCAATGAGCCGATCATCGTAGAGGGAACCCATGAAGCTATCATCAGCAAGGAAGACTTTGTGCTTGCTCAGAATGTCATTCGAGGTGGAGGACGGAATCCCACACGCAAGCAGCATGACTATCCGCTCAAGGGACTTGTCCGCTGCGGTAACTGTAAACGTGCTATGACACGCCGCAAGAACAAGGCTGGCATTCGGTACTTCCAGTGCATCCACTCGGTCAACAACGGAAACACAGACTGTCCGATTGGCAGGAGCTTTCCGGAAATGGATATTGAGAAGGTTGTATTCCATGCCCTTACTCAGTTTCTCGCTTTGGCACAGAAGGAAGCAATACAGAACCGCGAAGTCGCTGATCTACGGAAATCTGCCATCAAGGAATGTGCTGATAAAATCCGCACTCTGCAAAAGCAGAACGAGCAGCACAAGGCGTCCAAGCTGAGGCTCTACGAGAAGTATGCAGCCGGAAGCATCACGAAGGAGGCGTACATTCAGCAGAAGGCGGCAGCGGATGTGAAGATTGCTGAAAACGATGGAGTAATCCAGCGCAGTCACGAGCGGATGAAGGAGCTTGACTCCGAGACCTCCTGTTCAGATGAAAAGCTGGATGCTGTCTGCGATCAGTACGCCGACTGCAAAGCTCTGACCTATGAGCTGACCCACGCATTCATTTCTGCGGTCTACATTTACGATCTCGACAACATAGAAATCGTCTGGAAGTTCAAGGACTTCCTCACTACATCAAAAGGAGGATCCAAATGAAAGTGTTTCTTTATATCCGTGTTGCCTGTGCAGATCAGCTTGCGGCAACAAACCAGCGGGAAGAGCTGGAACGCTATGCAAAGGACAAGGGCTATGAGGTAGCTGCTGCGGTTGCGGCAGACGGCATCTCCGGCGTTCATACGGAAGGCATCATGAGCTTCCTGCTGAACGAAGCCAAGCGTCAGGACATCGGTACGATCCTCACCCGCGACACCTCGCGAATCAGCCGGGACACTTCCTCTTTCATGAGGTTTGAGCGAAAGTTCCGGGAGAACGGCATCCGGTTCGAGTATCTGTCCAAGCCTGACAACGAGCTTCCGGTCACTCCAATGATGGAGGCGTTCGAGGCGGCGTATAAGAAGCGTCGCACAAAGAACGGCAAAAGAGCATAGAGAAAAATGCAAGCCGTTCACGGGTGGTTGTCCACCTATGAACGGCTTGTAAATTCTCAAAATTTTTTTAGTCCCTACTTGACACAAGAAGATCTCTCCAGACTGGGGAGGGAGTATATCGAAACGGGAAAATATCTAGAGATGATTTTTCCGTCCTTTGGTGTGCGTTTTATTGCTATCAACGATGATGTTGACAGTGAAAACAGTCGTGCCGGTGATGATATTATTATACCGGTAAAAAATATAATAAACGAGGCCTATTGTCGCGAGTTGTCTAAGAAACTGCGCAAGCAATTTCGGATTCAGCGCGGCAACGGCGAATTTTTAGGTGCCTTTGCCAACTATGGGTACTGCAAATCTACTGACGACAAGCACAAGCTTGTTATAGATGATTATGCAGCGGAAGTTGTCAGAGGCATTTTTTCATTGAAATTTCAAGGATACAATCAGCAAGCAATCGCTGACTTTTTGAACCGTGAGAGGGTTCTGCCTCCTGCAGAATATAAAAAAAGCATGGGGCTGAAGTACAAAACTGGATTCAAAACCTCATCTGAATCGAAATGGGTGGCCGTAACGGTCAGCAGAATACTAACAAATCCAATTTACATTGGAAAACTTGTTCAAGGAAAACGAGGGACTCCAAATTACAAAGTCAAAAAGATGCGGTTACGTGAGGAAAAGGACTGGGTTGTTGTTGAGAATAATCATGAGCCCATTATTGATCCACTGACATTTACGACGGTACAGCGTATGTTGGCGCGGGATACACGGACGGCACCCGAAAACGATATTGTGTATCCATTGTCCGGGATGGTATTCTGCGCCGATTGCGGCGGCTCAATGCTACGCAGAACTGTCAAACGAGGAAACAAATCTTTTGGATATTATGTTTGCTCGACCAATAAACGAGGAAATGGTTGTAGCAGTCATAGTTTTGAACAAGGAAAGTTGGAACAAACGGTTTTACGAGCGGTCACCAAACAGATTGAAATCATTCTGGATATGGAGGAACTGCTGAATGAAATGGGAAAAAGAAAGCTGGAAGATGCTCATGTAAAGCGCTTGGATTTGGCGATTGCTCAAAAGAACAGCGAACTTGATCGTTATCAAGAGTTCCGCATGAAATTATATGAAGCTCTCAACGATGATCTGATTGATCGCTGTGAATATGAAAGAATGAGAAGCAAATATGCTGGTTTGATTAACGAAGCCGAAGATACAATTCGGAACCTGACTGCCGACAGAGAAAAATCACTGTCAAGTTCTTCTCCCAGGGAGTGGATGGCATCAATTGCAAGGTTCAATGGCATTACGGAGCTTTCCAGAGAGGTTGTCGTCACTCTTATTGATAAAATCTATGTTTACAAGGACAAACACATCCGAATTGATTTCAACTTCAGAAATGAGTTGGCTTATTACAAAGAGATACTTCGGCAGAAGGAGGTGAGCTGAGATGGCGCGAAAAAGTCGAGTAAATCGTTCTATAGCAGAAATGAAGAATGAAATTTCAATTTGGAAAGCAGGCTTCTATGGTCGCCTTTCCGTCGAGGATGGAGATGATACAGAGCAAAATTCTATTGGGAATCAAAAGAAAATCGGCGATCATTACCTTGTCGGCAAGAATGACATCGTGCTTGTTGACACATATTGCGATAATGGCTATACCGGTATGAATTTTGAACGTCCCGGATTTAAGAGGATGTTTGATGACATTTGCTCCGGCAGGGTTAACTGTGTCATTGTCAAGGATATTTCAAGGCTGGGACGCCATTTTGTAATGACGAGCAATTTTGTCGAGCGCATATTTCCTGAAATGAACGTTCGTCTGGTCTGTATTAACGATGATTACGATAGTGCCGCACCGGATGCGGATGCATCTGCGCTTACACTTCCGCTAAAAATGGTGATGAATGATTACTATGTCAAGGATATATCCAGAAAAATTCGTTCATCGATACACGCAAAAATGGACACAGGTGAATATCTTCCATCTTCAGGAAGCATCCCATATGGCTATATGAGGGATCCGGAGCATAACACATTTGAGATTGACCCGGAAACTGCACCGATTGTTTTGCGAATTTTTCAGATGAGAGCGAACGGTGTCAGCTTTAACGGAATATGCCGTGCGTTGAATTCAGACGGAGTTTCATGCCCCGGAAAAATTCGTTATGAGCGCGGAGTGACAACTGCAAAAAAATACAAGAATGCATTGTGGATAAGAGGAACTGTTCGTAAGATTACGCAGGACATGGTGTATGTGGGCTCTCGTGTTCACGGAAGAATAACTCGCAGTAGGGTTGGTCTTAGCAAGAAATATCGTCCGGAGGAAGAATGGAAGATCATTGAAAATGCACATCCGGCAATTATTCAGAAAGAGCTGTTCGATATGGTTCAAAAAGTGAATTACAAAGAGCTAGAAAAACGCAGGAATTATGCAGAAAGAAATGATTTTCAGAACGACTACAGGGAGCTTTTCCGGGGACTGGTTTATTGTGCGGATTGTCACAGCCTTATGTCGGCAGGAAAAGGCTGCGCACGGATGGGTGCAAATACCCCAAGCCGTATATTTTATGATTGCAACACCTATCGGTATTCCGAGCATATACAATGTACAAGCCATTATGTCAGGCAGGAGAGGATCTATTCTGTTGTTAAGAATGCAATTGACCAGCAAATGAAAGTAGCTGTGGATGTTGAGCAGCTTATTGCAGATATAAAGAACTCCGTAGCTGTTAAATTCGAATGCGCGGAACTGACAGAACCATCTGCGAGCATATCCGCAAAACGCAAAGGACTAGAGGATAGGATGGAACGTCTTCTCGTTGATTTGACCGCCCGCATTATCGATCGAAATGAGTACGAATATATGAGAGCAAAGTATTTACAACAACTGAAAGATTTGCAGAATGTCGAAGAGAATATCAATGTTCACAAAAGCGCGGTACAGGAAAAGCTGTCTGATGTACAGGCATGGTTGCGTAACATGAAAGAATATCAGTCGCTTCCGGATCTTACGCCGGAAATCCTGCGACTTCTTGTCAAGAAAATCCTTGTACACGACAGCCGTGATATCAGCATTGTTTTTAACTTTAGTGACCCATACAAGATAATTGCAGATGTCCGGAACTGTGCAGAGGAGGTGCTCCAGGTTGGATGA